GGCCAACCCCCCTTGCCCCTCTTTTTGTAGCTATATGTGATGAATTGACATTTTATTATGCGTTTAATTTTTGAGATGTACCCGGACAACCTCCGCTCTCTCTCTATTACACGCCTAACACAAAAATAGCACCCCAGAATTCAACAAACAACATTGATGGATATCTACGGTTAGTGGATTACGATTCACTATTGAAACAGCAAGAAATTTGACCCCAATTGAATGGATTTGACTATAGATTGTTATTGACTGTTCGCTTCCCTTGACCCCCAAGGATTGCGGGCACTCTATCGCGTATTCTACGAGTAAGCGGAGTGTGATCTTTAGCCCAGCGGATTGTTTCCATAGACTTTGAAGATGCTGGTCCCTCGGCGGAATAAGCACGAAGTTTAGGTATAGAACGACTGATACGATAGAGTAGACGTGGATGACAATATCCCCCCGGAATTTGACAGACGACTCTTCTACGGACTAATTGAATGGATAAAATGAGCTCGCTATGCGATCAAGCTCAAACAAAAATGTTTTTGAAGGTGATATCAAAACCTTCCGTTTTGTAAGAAAACGTAAAAATCTTTCCCCAGGAGTGGGACACACTCAACGCGTTTCTTCGCACGATGAAAGTAAGCTACAGAAATGAAAATCTACGCAGCATTGATCACGACACGGAATTCAGCCCTTTGGACTTGACGACTAAATCTTCGATTGATACCAGTAACCCGCGGCCCTTTCGAGGGAGCACGGCTAGGAATGTTCTTAGCGAAGATGAATTCAACACTCAGATTCGTTTGGAAGCTTGGATGTGCTGCGGCAGCCGGTGTGTTGATTGGTTATCTGACGGTTTTCCTGATTCTACTACCCTTGTGGTTTTTAGTGATTTGGTACCCGACGATGATCGACCTTCGATCCGGCCTTTATTTTCTTTTGCAAAGACGACGACTTCGAACAGAATTTTTCTACGTGAGACTACGACCGATGAGGTGGATAGCAAGAGTGTTTTTGTTAATGCAGATTGTATTCACTGGCTTCGTGCTTCTGGTAAACTATTCGACAGACTTCGACCGATTGACAGATCTCGTATACTACGATACCCAGACGGCCGCTTTGCGCATCCACCGATGCGACTTAGTGACAAGTGCAGGACTCAACGTATGCAGACTCGATTTCCCTGTTTATCAGAGGGGATCGCTCGGGCAGAAATGGACAGTGGTGGACAAGATGGTGACGCCTCGCATAGATATGTAGGGTCGATCCATATGGACGGCAAGCAAGTTTTCGACGAACCAGCATTGACAAATCGATTGGCAGGAACAGAGGCATTGGCTACGAAAGAGAGCGAAATAGGAATTAGATTTAAGGACCTTCTCGATCATGTGAAATTACCTTTGAGTGGACCCCCGACGAAGAAAACCCTACCCTTTACAGACTGGACAGTGGACAAGATGACCCAGAAACCGATTTTATTAGGACAATTTGGATGGGCAGAAGTAAATTCCCCCGGAACGATTTTGGCAAGAATTCCCTTCCCAACGGCATTAGCAGGAGTGACCCCGAACAAGATGAGAGTGATGTTAGAACAGTTTCACAGAGTGAGCTTCGATCCAACCTTTACGATAGTTTTTAATTCAACCCAGTTTCACAGCGGATCCCTACGAGTGGGATATATCTACAATACAAATCAGAACGTCCCAGATACGCGACTCTACGATCAGGTGGTGACAGGCCCCTGTACTGAAATTGACGCTTCGCAACCCGGAACATTTGAAGTGGACGGGAATTCGTGGTGGTCTTTTCCATCATGGAATCCTGCTTCACTAGCAGTGAACAATTTTTCGACCCAAGGAACCCTTGTTTTGGCGGTGGTGAGAGAAGTGCGAGTGCCGGTTGATGCGACAACAGCGATCCCTTTTACGATTTATCTACAATTGAACAACGTGAGACCCCAGGTGATTCGACCCCAGACCCCAGTAAATCCAGCGACAACAAAGCGACTTCAGAAAGACGAATTTAGACGACTACGAATGCTGGCCCTTGGAATTGACCCGAATGTGGCGAGAGCGGAAGGAAATGCGATGAAGAAAGTGGCGGATGTAGTGACGTGGCCTGGCCGAACCCTGTTCAAGGGTGCCAGGAATATTATAGCCCCAGGAATGAGTGATCAACAAGCAGAGCAGATGGCGATGAACATGCTCCCCCCCCCCTTGAATGCTTTAACCGGTATGATAGGAGGAGCGGGAGGTGGAGGAGGACAGGATTTTTCAGGAGCAGCAGTGATACAAGACCTTTTAGGACGAGCATTGACCCCAGCGACTTCGGACCCCGGACATGTGCCAGGAGCATTACTCCCGATTCTACAGACGTTGAAACAATTGAAGCCAATATACGACAGTATCCCTTGGACAGGAGCGATGACGACGAGTGACATCTTGTTAGAGATTCCGATGGTTCCCACAGAGTTCATGAACGTGCCTTTGGGCGCGATCGGTTCTATGTGTACCTATTGGAAAGGAGACATGTTTGTTCACGTGAAAGTGGTGAAGAACAAGTATGCGAATGGAAGAGTGAGAGTGGGAGTATTCCCCCCCCCCGACCCGTCAGCAGCGTTTAATGGAGCAGTGGAGTGGGATAGCATAACCTACGAGGTTTTGGACATTTCGACGAACACGGACGTGACAGTACGAGTACCCTACATTGGACCCCAACCCTACAAACAGATTTTACCCCCGGGCTCCCCTCAGGCAGCCCCAACGACAGATTCTTCATATTCTTCAGGAATTTTTAGGATAGGCGTTTTGCAGCCAATGGTGGCTATGGGAGCAGATCAGGATCAAGTGACATTATTGGTCCAACCTTCGTTTGCGGAGAATTTCACGCTCTATGAACCGATGAACCAACTATCTACGAGAAATCCGACGATGGCGAGTTTAGATGACGTTTTGGAGATTGTGAAGCGGCGAGAGAGGAGGAGACTACGAATTGATGGGATGGTGGCAAGAGGAGAGATGATGCAACAGCAGGATGAGCCTCAGGAGGCGACAGTTTCGGCCCCAGAAGAACCAGATACAGCGGAAGGAGAGAAAGATTCCCTACCCCAGGATAGTGCAAATTTGGAACAGGTGGCAAGTCTACAGGATTTTTATTCGAGAGGATATTCAGTCTTGTATGGACATGTGCCAGCAGGAACAGCAGGAAAATTGTATTTGTACCCGAACCCGATGATTGGTTGCCACGTGATTCAAAACCCCGTGGAGACCCCCCCGACAGAATTTATAGTGGAACATGCAGGAACATGGGTGTACTTCGATTTTACGGCCCCAAGCACGGTGGTTTTGGAATCGACAGGTTTCATAAACCCAATCCCCCAAGGGGAGTACGGATCTCCGTCCCCCCTACTACGACTTTCGATACCAGGAGGCTTTGCAAGTTTGACAGGTTTGACAGTGACAGCAACTACGATCACGGCTACGTTTGTGGCTTACGCTGGTTTTGCCCCCGGAAGAGGGCGAGGCGAGTGGGAGCGCATTGATGGATCCCCGATTGACTACAGTGAGACAACGACATTCCAGGTGACAACAGGAGGAGTGGACCCCCAACCCAATCAGACAGTGGAGAGAGATATGATGGCTACGATGCTTGAGATGTATTCAGGATGGCGTGGAGGATTCGAATTGGATATCTTCACATCTTGTAGTATGGCCCAATCAGCCTACTGCTTGATAAACCAGGACAGGACAGAACGAGTGATAGGAGACCCTTGGACGCTTCGAAAACCCACATGGGTTGTAGGAGTGGCAGACAGCCCCCCCCCGAATGGGGAACAGTTCAACGACATAGTGATTCAGCCGAAGAAAAATCGACTGATCAATTTGGCCCAGAACCCGACCCCGAAATTTACGATTGGCTACAATTCTACGTGCCCCTACAAGGTGTTGCCGGCGGATTTGCTCAGTGGAGCGTTGGAACCCAGCGTGAAGTATGCATTGCCCATTACGACAGTAAGGATAGTGAACCTTTCCCCCCAAAATATCTTCGTGAACATTATGTGGAAGTGGGCCCCCGGATTTGATCTAGTAGGCCAGAAAGGAGTGACGAACCCCCCCTCGACAGCGGCGAGACTGGAGTATGGGAAGAGTTTGGAGTCGGCAGTGGTGCAGATTTCGGACAATTTCTTTATTTCTAGTGATGCTTTTGTGGCAGCAGAGGAAGAAGGAATCTCATTGGAAGAGGTGGAAAGAATGGCGGCAAGCAGGAGAGAACGACAGCGGGACGATATTTACGACGATCAACGACGACACATGGAAAGGAGAATTAGTCCTTTTGTGGCGAGAGGAGAGATGGATGCAGGAGATGAGCCGGATGTGAAAGCAGGAACGGTGAGGAAGATGGTGATTGACGACTTCGTGTTGCCAGCGCTAAGGAGAAATCCGGAGGCGCGGTTTAATCAGCCATTGTATGAATTTCTACGCGACGCCCTACCCGAGAGCCAATTTGTTGCGCATTTGAGAGATGTGAATGAAGTGGTGTCAGAGAGAGTGATGAAGATTGTGGAAGAACGACTCGGAGTGAGTACAGCAGAGCGGAACTATCGGAAGGAATGGATTAAGTTCTTTGGAGACTTAGGATTTAAGACAGGATCGCCGATTGTGTTTCAGCACTGGAGTGTGTTGGAATACAAGTTCAAGGACCCCCAGTGGTGGATAGACTACGCGGAGAGCCAGAGTGAAGTGAATGCGAGAGAGAACCAGAAGAAAGCGGACGAAGTGACCAGATGGTTTGGAGACGTTATGGCTACAGAACAAGGACCCTCAGAGAAAGACTACCCAGTACGGATGATTGCGGATAACGTGGATGCGTGGAGACATGATGTAATGACTAAAAATCAGTTGCAGAATGTGCTTCGGCATGTGCTACGGAAGAAGGAAGAATGGAATTGGCTTAGTGAGACCCAGAATGAAGAAGCTTTTGCACGAGGAGTGAACAGATTGATGATTGCGTGTAAACTCGAAGGAGAAGAAATTGCTCGTGGAGAGATGTTTGGTATTGGAGAACGGGTGGCGAAAGAAATGGAGCCCTTGGTTGAAGATGCCGTAGAAACGTCTCGAAGCGTGCGACGGAATGTGACAAAAATGACGAAAGCGATTGAGAATGAGACCAAACAGTGCAGGATTGACATCAAGAAAGTGCTGGACGATACGAGTGAGAAAACGACAGGAGCGTTTGAGCGATTAGAACAACGGATTACGGAGTTGGTGGGAACACCCCTAATTGATCTGGTGATGGGCAAAAACCCTGAACCCAGTGACAAGATGGGAGAATTCTTGACCATGCGACTGTATGAGATTGCGGAAGTGTTAGTGTGCCAGAATATGCAGGCAGTGTCTTCTTTGATTGCGCATACGTTGATTCATCTTGGATTGACGTATAAGCTAGCGAAGGAGGTGCTATCTAGGCTCATGAATCTTTTCCGCCCCCCCGAACAACCTACACAAGGGGTGGCGATAAGTGAAGGAGCTGATGAGAAGCTTGGCATGAAGGCATTGCAAGGATTTATCCTTTCGATTTTGACGGTTTTGCAAGGAACGTTACCGACAATGAAGCAAGTGACAGCGTGTATGACAGCGATTGGAGGACACTTCAGGAGTTTGGCAAACATCGGAGCAGGGATTGAAGCCTTGAAAAAGACTTTGATTCCAATGGCGGCAGCAGTTGCGAACTACGTGATGGCCTGGTACTTCGGAGAGAAGGATTGGGAGCTGAAGAAGCTGATGCGTTTCGACAATATCTTCCCGGATTTGGAGAAATGGCTGAGGCATGTGGTGATGATTGATGAAGCTTCGGCGACATTGGCAGCGACACGGTCCCAGGATGAGTTTGATTACTACGCGACATTGAGGAGTTTGGGAGCAAGCTATGAGTTGGAATTGGTGAACAACAAGTCAGAGGTGAAGCTTTTGATGGAAGTGCGCCTGTATAACCTACGATTGTCAAAGATTGTGGGTGAAGCGGGTGTTGCCCGGAGAGGCTACGAAAGGCGGTATGCACCGTTTGTAGTGGGCCTTTTTGGACCATCAGGAGTTGGAAAGTCTTTTCTACAGGAGAAGGTGATTGACGACATGGGAAATTATCTGGAAATACCAACGGAGAACCGGACCTATACGAGGTGTCAAACTAAGTATTGGGACGGCTATCAAAACCAGTGGGCGTGTTATTTGGACGAGTTTGCCCAGGCGACGGACGACGAGCAGGCCCTAGAGTTCATCTCATTAGTGAGCAATGCGGACTGTTTTATAGACCTAGCCAGGATAAACGAGAAAGGCATGAAGTTTGATTCAGACTTTATGCTTGTCTCTACGAATGCACCCTACCCCCAGATCAAGACGATTCGGTTTCAACCCGCATATCTGCGACGACGCCATTTGATGGTGAAGATGCAGTTTTGTGGGCGACACAATGAAGACGGAGAGAAGATTTTCAAGGAAGATTGGACCCACGCCCGATTCATGTTGTATCACAGCGACAGGGAAGAGGCGATTGATGGAAATTGGTTGAGCTACGAGCAACTACGAGAAGTGATTCGAGTGAGAGCACTACGGCATTGGCAAGGACAATATCGAGGATGGGCCAATATGGGAACGCGACGAGTGCGGCGGTATCCGGATCCTAACTACTTGGTAGATATGGAGACGCGGATGGTTCCGCCAGAAGCCTATCGGGCTATGGAACGAATTCCCCAGCGGTATGATCGGAAAGTGGCGCCTAATGGACCCCTCGAAAGAAAGGGACTATGGGCAAATCTATCCCGGATTGCTGTAGGGGAAATGGATGGGTTGTCGAAAGACACCGAGCCAGTTCGGACTATACGCCTGTGTGGCGAAGAACACAAAGTGACGCAGGAATGTGCCTTGTGTAAGGAGCTAGCGGTGGCTTTGGTGGACAGGATCCAGCCAAAAGGTGGGGTTCTTGAAGCCAGAATACTAACAGTTTCTGAGCAAGTGGACAGACAGATGGAGCAGGTGCGAGTGAATGGAGTGGTGTTTCCGAGATCAGTGTGTAAGGACTTGTTAGAAGCAGGACCGGATGGACCGATGGACGAGATGGCGCAGATTTATTGGCCGGAGTTTCAAAAATTGACGCCAGAGCAGATGGCGGAGTTGCACGAATATGTCCCGACGAAGCGAGAGTTTCCAAGGATATTCTACGAGGCGAGAGAGAAGACATCCCAGAAGACATGGGAGCGGATTAAGGAGCATATCTTGAAGAACAAGAAGAGCTTGCTTTTGCTAGGAGTGTGTGTAGCAGCGGGTGTTTTGTATACCTTTTCACATGTTTCCCCCTTTATGGTGAAGGAGCAGGTGGCGGTTGCTGAATCCCTAACCAGGGACCAAGCGAGCCAACAAAGGCGATCAAAATACCAAGTGAAGAAAGTGCCAGCGAAAGAGACAGTTGCGAGAGCAGAGGCGGTCACGGACCAGAATGCGTTAGAAATGGCGAAATCAGGACTGGAGAACGTTTACAAGATCAAGAACTTGACACAAGGACACGGAATGCATGTCGTTTTCATTCGTGATACGACATTTGTGGTGCCGGCCCATTTCGCGCGGGTGGCTAAACAGGATGATGTGATTCTCCTGACAGGGAAGAACGGACTGCGATGGTCATTCTCGTGGGATGTGGATAGGCTCTACATGGACAAGAGACCAGTGGTGGACAACCTCTATGAGGACAAGGCATTGTATGTGGCGGACGGAAACGTGAGAGCGCATAAGAACATCACCCATCACTTCATTACGGAGAAATCTGTGAAGAAGGGATTCGAGGGACGATCTGGCTTCTTACACTTACGCGATGCGGAGGGAATACCCACCCGGGTGTTTCTCAATGATGTATCTGTGTATGGTATGGGAAAACAGTTTTGTTCCAAATACACCGACCCAATGGGAGTAGATCGGAAGATCAATACTGTCATGTTGGAAGGAATTAGCTATGCAGCGGAAAGTGATGTTGGATGGTGTGGAGCGCCGGTCTACGTGAATAGTGTTGATTTCCCTCAGAAATTGTGTGGAATACACCTAGGATCGTGTACCGATCGTGCCTATGCTATCTTCATTACACAGGAGTGGATAGACAGTATGACAGTCGGAGTAGCGCAGTGTGCCTTTGAGATCCCCATTCCAAATGAGGTGAGAGAGACGGACGCGAGATTGATGGTTGAAGTTCCAGAACATTCTACGATGGAGCTTCTAGGACAGGCAGGGCCCGAGTGGCAGGTGAGATTCGCAACGAAGACGGAGATTCAGAAATCCCCAATTCATGGAGTGTATCCACCAACCACTGCCCCGTCAGTTCTGACACCAGCAGACCCCCGTTTTCAAAAAGACGGGAACCCAACCCCTACACAACGGATTGTTGATGGGTTCGCTAAGCGAATACAACCCATGAAGGCTTCGAATGTGAAGAGAGCTGTGGAAGTAATACACTGGAAGCTTGCGTATGCGACCCGAAAGTGGAAAAACCGACACATACTCTCTATCGACGACGCGGTGAACGGAAGACCCGATCTAAGCGAGATGGCGAAAGGAATGGAGATGGACACTTCTCCGGGACTGCCCTGGGTGCGTAAGCGCCCTCCAGGTAGAACCGGGAAGAAGTTCATGTTTGAAGAGACCCTTGGAGAACGAGGAGAAAACTACTACTTGGCTAAGCCGGAGCTTGTCCATGCGATTAAACACCGCGAGGAAGAGGCTCGGGCTGGACGCCGGGTGGTGTCAGTTTGGTACAGTATGTTGAAAGATGAAAGGCTACCAAAGGCGAAGATTACAACTGGAAACACGCGTTCTTTTTGCGTTGGACCCCTGGATTTCAATATTCTGTTCAGGCAGTATTTTGGCCAGTTTATCTGGGCCATGAGACACAATAACCGTGACCTGGCAAGTAAGGTGGGGATCAATCCCCACGGACGGGATTGGACGGACATGTGGCGTCAACACAAGCGGGTGGGAAACCGCACGTTTGCTGGCGACTATTCGAAGTTCGATCGAACAGTGACAGGAGAGTTGGTAAGGCAGTTCGCTGTCTTGGCCAACAAGTGGTACGACGACGGAAACGATGTGGTGCGGAACGTTCTAATCGACGAACTGTACCACAGGGTGGACGTAATTGGAAACGCTATGGTGTTGATGGGTCAAGGCGTGCCTTCGGGTGTGTCTGCAACCTCCGACATAGATGGCGTGGTCAACGAAATCTACCTTTTGAGCGGAACCATGGACCTTCTAGAGATGGAAGATAGGGAGGAGAGATGGAGTCTCCCCGAAACGACAAGCAATTGGAAAGAACGGGAGATTCTAGATCTAGCGATAGCCCTAGAAATGATGGAGTATGCAATGTATGGCGATGATATCGTGGTTTCGACCTCAGAGGAGCTATCCAAAACACTCAACTTCGAAACGTACCAGTACATTCTGAGTACCTACGATATTCCTTTTACATCAGAGGAAAAAGGGGCGGACATTCCCCCTCGGCGAGAGCTGGAAGATGTTAGTTTCCTGAAGCGAAAGTGGGTTCGGGAGGCTGGGAGTGGCGTATTCAAGGCCCCCCTCGATATCAATGTGATACGCGAGGAGGTGAATTGGGTCCGCAAATCCGAAGACAGGAAAGACATGTGCCGAGTGGTAGTGGACGCTTCATTGAGAGAGTGTATGCATCAAGGCAAGCAAGTCTTCGAAGAACACAAGACTGTGTTGAATAGGTCTTTGGCAGAGCATGGGATTCGTCCTGTCCTGTTGGAGTATGAGGAGTTGGATCGAGCGTGGCAGCGCGGGTTTGACCTCTTTTCTTTCAATTAGTGTAGTATTTTAGTTGTATTTCTTTTCTTTTCTGTAAACCCTTTCTCCGTTAGGCGGTGGGCAAAGCACGACTCAGATCGTACCCACGGCAGCCCCTTCTAGGATATGTATAATAGTGAAAGCGTGATCCGATTGGGGGTGAGATGGACTCACCGGAGTTCGAGTCTCCGGCACACCTTGTCGAGGAGCGTGAGTAAATTTCTGCAGACCTATTTCACTTCTCAAAAACGGCTTGTTTGGGATTAGACCAAATCTTTTTCTTCTAGACTAAGACTAAATCTAGTTTCA